TTCGGGTTGATAATTTAAGTCAATAAGTCTACGATTACGTTCATAATCATCTAATACACGATGTTCTTCACCATCGTATGTGACCATGCTGACAATTTCATTACCGTCAATTTCATCATAACTAATAGATAGTTTGGTAATATCAAAAGGTTCTTTCAATTCAATTTCGCCTTCAAAGAATGTTCCTTTTTCACTGCTAACACCAACAAATACTACAGTTCCCGGATCCTTGCTATCAATCCATACTTCGTCCCCACCACCAATTTCTGGACTGTCATCACTATAACCGTCAATATCCTCTAAACTGCGTTCATATACAGTATTACCGTTTTCGTCACAAATTTGTAAAGTACCAGCGTTACGATCAACTCCACTGATATGCGCCATGTCATCGCATTCATACCAACTACCTGGTGGAAATGGCTGCATTTCTTCTGGAATGTTATTTTCTTCAGCATAATCACTGCCCCATGCATAGTCGCTGAGACTTAAACGACGGCGTTTAAAATAGTCGTAAATTGTACGTTCTACAGTGCCCATAACATATTCACCTCCATATCCCCACATCTGAATGGTGTAAGTACACGGGGTAAATTTTAATACTTCTATAAGTTTTTCTTTTTCTTGTGTAGTAGCCATGTTATTTTCCTGGATAATTTGCCTGAAAAGGTTCTGAGTAAAGTTGTATACTATCTGAAATTTTCTTTAAATCATACAAGTTACAAAATTTTAAAAGTCTAATACCTACTTGATTAATGTTTTTAGGAACAGCATTAGATTTAATAGTTTCAACAATTGATGTTCTAATATGTTCGGGTTGATAATTTAAGTCAATAAGTCTACGATTACGTTCATAATCATCTAATACACGATGTTCTTCACCATTGTGATCAACCCAACGCTGAAGCATGAGATTGTTCCACGCGAATCCCCTTTTACTGCGATCTTCAAATGCTTCTTCGAGTTTATTTTTACGAACTTTTGGAAAAGCACTAAACACATTGTCTGTGGGATCTCCACGCATACACTTCTCAAACAACAACCATTCTGGATTAGGAATATCCTTTGCTTGGCCTGTTTTTTTATCTACAACACGTTTGCCCTTTTTGTCTAAAATACCTTCATGTGTGATAGTAGTTTCTAACACACCATTATATTGTTTGACATTGGATGCTATAAGTTGCACAAAGTCGCTGTCTGTGCTAATTATTACATGGTCATCATTTGGGTGTGTTTGTATAAATCCCGCAATAAGATCGTCTGCTTCTAATGTTGGATTGTGTAATACCGTGCAATTTGTTTTGGTAGTAATAAATTCTTTAAAAGTATCAAATGCTTCCCAAAATACTTTTTCTTCTTCTGCTTCTTTTTCAGTATGTGCGGCACGAGCTTCTGCACGATTGCGTTTGTAAGGAGCATAGTGGTCTTTACGCCAACTGCGACCCTCAAGGCAGAATACAACATGACTGCCGTTAAAGTCAGTCCATGCTTTTTTAATGCTGTTTAGAGTAATATGAAAAGCCATGCCAAGTTTAATATCAGCACTGCCGTTAATGACGTGTCTAGCACGAAAGAATGTATTGGCGGTATCCACCAAAATGTATGTCATTTTACCTCAGCTTTGCCATCTGCAAGTTTGTTAACATTAATATAGCCAGCACCACGTGATACATCCTGGCCTTCCTCGGCTAATACGTTACGAGCAAGATCTCTAAACCAGCGATCTACTATTTCTTCTTCTTTATCACCCTCATAACCATATCCAGCTTGTCTTAATTGTACTATGAAATACTCATTCCAGTCAAGCTCAAAAAAGCCATTTCTTACATTTTCTTTATTGACATGCGTGTCCAAAACGGCAACGTATGGTTCTTCTCGAGCAGTAGCACGCTCTTTTGGAGTCATTTTGGCAAGTTCTGCTTCTTTTTGTGCTCTTACTGTTTCGGCTACTGCTTTGTCTCGAGCTTCTTGTAATAATTCTTTTTCTGCTTTTAACTTTTCAAGACCAAAAATTTTGTCTATAATTTTTTTCATTAAGTTCCCCACTCGTTTTTAAATAATGGTACTTGCAATCGATCACTATACCGAAGACTGTTTTTCATTGCCAATTCTGCTACACGGCGGTTATTTAAAGTATAAACACTTTCAACACCACCTACAGGCATCAAATAACAAGGACCACTAAATCCTTCACCTCGATAAATGTCTACAGTTTCTAATGCTTCCTCAGCATCTTCTTCTGTAGCCACAACAAACTTTAGATAGGTATATCCAACTTCTTCATATTCTCTAACAATATCAGGCCTTATGGCAATATTTCTTTCCTCACCACTACAACTAAGTTTAGCACTGACACTAAAAGTTAACCGATGATAACCTCTATTTTCCATTCCCCAGTCTAACAAATATTTTTTAAACTCTGGAGTCAAACTTTGAGTACCGTTAGTTTCAAATGTAATTTCTTTTAAATCACGCATTTTAGGATGATCTAGTAATTCTGGGTAAATGTTTTGCCATTTAAGCAAAGGTTCACCACCAGTAATAACCAAGTGTTCATCTTCCCAATGGCCGTAAGGAAGAATTTTCATAATATTTTCTGCTATTTCATCTGGGCTGTAAAAAGGACTTAGGTGTTTAAATGCAGGGTGCCAACTAGCATAACTATCACAACCTGTACTAACTAACGGAAGTTCTTCATAACTTTTATAAAGATGAACATTTGCCGCAATAGGTTCGACTTCTGTAGTCAATTCACCTTTTGGCATGCCAAACCCTGCACATTTAAAATTACACCCAAAGGTACGCATAAACACTGAAGGCACACCCATATAGCGTCCTTCACCTTGTATACTATAAAATAGTTCTGCTAATTTAATTTTTTCCATACTTTTGCCTAAATTTATTGTAACGGTACATCCAGACTAAATTTTTCTATTTCGTCTCTGCTACTGCTTATGACATCGATCATTCTGTTATAATCTTCGTTATTTAGAGTTGTTTTGTAAATTTGAAGAGCAACTCTAGTCATAACAGCACTGATTTCCATAGCACTATACCCCGAATTAACTAATTCAGCTGTTAATTTTACTAGGGTGTAGTACAAATCTTCAAGTTTTGAATCTTCCATTTTAATCCTTTATTCTGATTAATCTTATTACCCAACTAGGCGGATCAAATTCCCACCATTTTTCTCCCTGCTTCCAAGCCCAGGCTTTAGCATGATGATTATTGTGCCACCCTTCACCTAAACTCATCAAATGTGCGATCCAACTATTACGTGATTGATCTCGCCCCAAGTCATAATTTTTATATCCATGTTTGTGTGCAATAACAATTATACTACTTGTTGAATGTAAACACAAGCAGGCCGGTATGGCATAAACGAAAATAATTAACCAAGGATTAATTGCAGCCAAAATGAGATTGTATCCTACAATTAATGCAAGATAGTTTTTATGTACCCATTTTTGAAATTCGCTTTGTCTTAAATCTCTTACTATTTTTGGACTTATATTAGTTACTTCCCAAAGTCCGAACCAAACTTTAAAAGCTCTTTTAAAATTATATCTGCCATCAACATAGGGGCTATGGGGATCATTTGTTGTTTCAACAGATCTGTGATGTTGTCGATGTACGGCTACCCAAGCTAATGGACTCCCTATGGTTGTGACTACACTAACCAAACTAAGTATTTTTTATAGTTATGGCTTAGTGTCATTACGAACGCTCCTTTGTTTACGAAATTCCTTGCAATCATTTATAGCAATCTTTAATGTTTCAGCGTAGTTTAACGCTTCTTGCTCCCTCATGATTAACGAAGACTCGTATTTAACATAACCTTTTGTTAACAGATCCCATATTTGTCTAAATCGTGTTTTACTCCAGAAATCGCTTTTGACAGTGTTATATATTGTAACAGATACGAAGGAATCTTCGGCTTCTACCCATAGTTGATGATCATGCTGGTCATCACCACATTCGCATACAACTTGATACAGTTTTGTGTCACCCCAATCATTTCTTTTTAGTATGCCTTCGGCGGGTATTTGAGCTTTCATGATATATTTTTAATCCAAGTTAGAAACATTTGTTTTTCATTTTTAGGGTGCCATAGCTTACCCTCTGGGCCACAAGGTTCGCTGCTAAACCTTGTGATACTGCATAGCTCATATTTTGCTGGTTTAATTTTTGGACCAATAACTACATCATCATCTGATTCAGAATCTTTGTAATTGAGTTTACATCTAAGTGTGTATCTCTTAGCGTTCATGAAAAGTTTATCATACCATAGTTGAAAACTATGTTTGCAGTCCTTACACAACAAATTTGTATTCTTCATACTAGTTTCTAAATTGTTCTAAGTTAATAATTTTTGCCACACGCTCACCAACATCTTCCCCATTGGGAATAACATAAGTCTGAGTGTTATGACTATCTTTACGCTCGTCGTAGCGTCGAACATTTAAAATCTTTCCACCAACAGCCGTACTCAATTCAAAACTAATACGACCTTCGCCTTCAGGGCGACCACGCTCAACCATTGCTGTTTGTCCAATTGCCATACTTAATTTTCCCATTGGTACTGGTTCATCACATTCATATCTATCTTTATTTTCCCAAACTCTTTTTGCCTGTTTATAAAACCACTTATCAAACCATTTCATAGTAATTCCTTTAACCAAGTATCGACTTTTGATTCTGCTTCTTCCTGTGTAACAGCGTAAGCATAGATCCAAAAACAGTCATCACGACCTTTAATATCAAATGGGATGGGGCCATTAAAAGGTATACCACCTTCTAGTATACGTTTTACTTCAAACTTTTTTAAATTTTTTGCACGATTAATTAAATCGTTAGCCATGTTTACTGAGTTCATCTTGGGGCAAACTCCTGTTGTAGTTTAATGTTATCAAAGAACTCTTTTTTTGCACCAGGGTCAGTTTTAAATGATCCTGTAAGTACTGTTGTTTGTGTAAGACTACTATGTGCCATAATGCCACGATTTTCACAACAGCCATGTGTAGCTTGAATATAAACGCCTAAGTCTTTTGCACCGGTTGCTTTGGCAATTTCCCTAGCAATGTCATTAGCAAGTTCCTCCTGGAGAGTTCCACGTCTTGCACACCACTGTGCGATACGTGTGTACTTGCTGAGTCCAATAAGTTTCTCAGCGGCAATAATGCCAATATAAGCAACGCCACTAACGGGTTGATGATGATGGCTACACATACTGCGAAGCTCACTGCGAACAACCAGCATACCTTCGTAACGGTCCTGCGAGTCGTTTGGAAATGCTGTTGCGTCTGGTGCTGGTTCATATCGTCCTGCCATTATTTCATTAAAATACATTTTAGCAAGGCGTCGTGCTGTGCCTTTGCTATTGGGATCGTTTTCACGATCAATCAGCAACCGATCAAGTACTAGTTCAAATGCTTCTG